AGCCTGAAAATATTGCAATGCATCATCAACCATATCATCAATTTGATCATCATCCAAGTTAATCTCAAGAATAGGAGCTCCTAATCTTCTTAAGCAATAATCAACAAGTTCTTGCCTAGTTGTTGGTTTTGACATTAATAGGATCCTCCATCTATTACACTTGTCCAGGTTGGAATGCCATTATCATCTGTTGTTAGTATATAGTTTGTATAAGTTATTGCGGAACTTGTTGCCCCAGTAGATACCATTAACCCATTAGGGTTAAAATATGCAATTCCACTAGTATATGAGGGAACATAATAAAAAGAACCAGTTACAGTAGATACACCTACATTTAAATTTGTTGTAGTTGTATACCCAGAAATATTTGCATTTGTTGCATTAAATTCATCAAATGTAAGATCATTTGAAACTGTTAAATTTCCAGAAATGTAAACATTATTATAAAAAGTTGCAACACCAACAAATGTGGAAAGACCACTAACATTCAATGCAGTTACGGATGCTATGCCGCCTATTACATTAGTAGCTTCTACTGCATTGGCAAGACCAGAGTTGCTAGAAACAATTTTTATTCCGTTTTGTTGACCAACTCTGACTCTAATGTCTGCCATTACTTAGTAACTCCTTCTGTTACCAGAACCATTCCTTCTATGACTCTATTTTTAATATTCCCACTTGTAATCAAAATATCATAAACATATCTTCCTGGTTTTAAATTTGCGGTTTGAGTGCTAGTTAATGAAATAGTAAGTTTTCCTGCAGTTGCTGGACTTTCAATTGTACATGTAAAACTTGTGGAAGAGGAGCTGCCTGCCCATTTTCTCATTTGAGCTGAAGCGGTGTATCCGGTTAAGCTTAATGGTGCATTTGTGGCAGTATCTTCCAGATTAAAAGTTTGTGAAAACGTAGCACCAGCATTAATAATTAGATTACTTACATATACTGCCGCCATTTATTTTTTAAGCTCTACTTCTTATTTATACTTAGAGTTTTGCCAAAGAACTGATAACTTCTTGTTGTTTGAGGTATAATTTAAAATAAGATTTAGCTATATTTTTTAAGTCATCGATATCATCTATTTTATCAATTTCAGATGCATATTTAAAATATTCAAAATTTTTGGTTAAATTTTCTAATTCAATTTTATCGGGATCCATTAATCATCTCCTTAAGTAAAGATTTAATCTCAGCAATATCATTTTTAATTTTATCAATTTCTTGTCTTTCTAATATTTTATTTTGTGCTAGTCTTTGATATTGGTTGTATCCAATGGTATCACAATTTATTATAGCACCAGATTTTTCATCTCTGTACAAATTTGGATGTCCTTCTACTGGTATCATTATGCTAAAGCAATACTTCTTAGATCTTTAAATCTTGGTGGATATGCTGAGTTTGTACCAGACATTACTATTTTTATTTGGTATCCTGTAAAAATTCCCAAATTATTTGCACTAAACTCATAATCTCTAAATTCATCTTGTAAACTTGGTGTAACTAAAACATCTGGTAATCCATTATTTTTTGCAGGATCTACCACATCTAAGAATCCATCCAAACTTTTATCTGTAGTTAAGTTTGTATAACCTGGGAATAGTTCAAATGCTTGACCAACTTCACTAGAATCTGGTCTAATTAAACTATAAAGAACTCTAAAGTCTGCGGAATTATGCCTATATGCACTTACGATTACCTTTAAAGAAGTTGCCGCTTGTTGAAGTCTTACAATATTTGAAACGTATACTGCAGCATGTGGATCTCCTACGAATCCATTTACACGAGGATCTAAAGCATAGTCTGTGATAGGACTATTTAATCTATTTCCAATAAATTCTGATGATGCATTCTTCCAAAGAAGCATTGGAGATACGTTAGGATCTTCTGTTGCTAAATTAACTTTTAATGTAAATGATTTTCCGGAACTTAAATATGTTTGCTCATTAATTCTGGAGCAAACTAGTCTTGTTGACGTTAAGGCATTCGGTACATCTAATTTAACTGGTTCATACTGTAGATCTATAAATGAAGTTTCTGTTCCATTTACGCTTGTTCCGCTTGTTGTTCTCACTTCGGCGGATAAAGAAGTACCAACTTCTGGGGATATGGATGGTACATGTGGATTGACAAATTCATACTGAATATTTTCTGTAGATTCAACCATAGATCCCCCACATATATCATCACGATTAAATGAAATTTGTGGAGCATTTGCTGGTGTTCCAGTAGGTCCTTGATCTATAATTCTATTTGTTGTATTCGAATCAAAATTTGTCCTATCAAATTGAATATAATAACTATCAATATCAATTCCAGTATCGGCAACAGTATGGGTTTTGTTAATTCTTTTTAATGAGACACCAGAAAGTTCATATTTGTAAACTAAAGTGGATAAATCGTGGTCAACAATGACTGTTGAATCTATACCTCTTGTAATTCCTAATAGTTGCCCCACTCCAACACTAGTATACTTAATTATTTCATCTTCAATAATTACAAATCCAGGATTTACATTACTTACTGATAACCCTTCAAAGGTATCAAAATTAGAAGTAGATGCAACACTGATTGCAGAATTTGATGTTATTAGTTTTAGAGATAATGTTGTAGGTGGAATATCTGATTGTACATTATAAAGAGTAATCTTATTATTTTTAGAGTACATACTATGATCATAATGATTTACTTGGAAATAGTTTCCAGTACTATAGTTTCCGTAATTTGCAGATGATAAAATTGTAGTGGATCCAAGAGATATTAATGTTCCAGCAGGATTATAATATCCTAAAGTTGCAATACCAACATTGAGTGAATCGCCCTGGACATTTGTAAGATACAAAGTATCTATTTTATTTGCGATACCAGTTATAGTAATACGAGCTCCAAATCCAGATGCTGGAGATACAGAACTAGTTACGATTCCAACTACATCACCAACTTGGTATCCATTACCTGGAAATAGTTGAGAAACTCCTACGCCAGTGATTGCTCCACCAGTGGCAGTAATATTCAATCTCAATCCACTACCATTTCCATTATAATTGAACGTTTGAACGGATCCAGTTGTATAATTAAATCCACCTGTGGTAATTGCTACATTTACTGCAGAAGATCCAGTTCCTGCAATTGTTCCTGAAAGATAAGTAGCAGACTGGACAGAAATTTTTCTGCCGGTTGTTAAAATTCCAATAATTGAACTATTATCTGTTGTCGTAATTCCAACTTTTAATTTTCTAGACAATACTGTTATTGGATTAGCAGATAAAGTTGGTATATACCCATTACTTTGATGTAAAGTTGGATTTACAAATAATGCACTGCCAGTTGTGGAAGTAAATTTAGCCTTATAAAGTTTAAATTTCAAATCCTGATATTGGTTTGCTGTCCAAATTGTACCATTTTGGGATTTGAACAAGCTACCAATAGCAAACTGTTGAGTGTATCTAACGGCTTGAGAATCTGGCAATGAAGCAGTATTAATTGTCTTCTGCCCCATTTCTGCAATCCAAACTTCATATTGATCAGTTTGAGGTGCAAGAAGAACAATAGCGTATTCTTCAAAAGGTTTTAGGTATATTGGAGTATCAAAAACAACATTTGTTGCTATCGATGAATCGTTAGAGGTTTGAATGTCATTGGGTGTAAGAGTTTTAGATCCCAATATTTCTTTAGTTGGAGTACCAAGACTTACTGTTCTAACTTCGACTGTTAATGGTGCGTTGCCACCATCTTTACTAGCAAAATATAAATCTACTGCGGTTAAAAATGCACCATTATCATCTTCACCCGGAACATTTCCACCTGTAACTTCAACATTTCCACCAACTGAAAATGATTGTGCCAATGGATCTACGAAGTAAATTGTTGTTGTAACTGTAGTTACTTTTTGTCTTTCTTCCCAAGTACCTTCTGCTTTGTAAATCGTTTCTCCAGAACAAATTAGTGTACTTCCAGGTAATGGCGTTGCATTTGTGGAACTTGAAGTTAACTTATATACTTTTGATCCCACTGCAATTCTTACTGCAGGGGGAGGCGTTGTGTTTGGATCTCTTAAAAAGAATGAACCAGAAATAAATCCATTTGCATCTGTGATTAATCTTAAATCTTTTACATATGCAACTGTACCACTAGATTGTCCAACTAATTTCATACCAATTGTTAGATATCCATTATAAAGACCTTGAGCGGTAGTGCATAAAGAGTTGATATCAACATTCAATATTTTAGAAGAAGCACTATATGCTGCTGGTACACTTTCATTTGTTGAATATGGATTGGCACTATAAGTGACTGAAGGGTTATCAAACGATCCTTCTTTATGATTTGATTTTGCAACTCTAAAGGTAATTTGTCCTACACCATTTAAATATCCCTTTACAGTCTCACCTACAGTAAATGCTCCAGATGCTCCATAGTTCTGTAAAGATGTATCTGATGCAATTTCAATGAGTTTGGGAATAAAGTCTACCCCACTAACACCATCTAAAAATTGATATAATCTTGTAAAAGGTTTCATATTCACAGCAGTAAATCCAGTATTACGAGACCTCATGTAGGTTTCTTTTCCACTTGCCCTTAAAACATCTTGAACACTGGTACTTGTACTTCTCCCAACAATTGAAAATGTTCCAGTTGCTCTCAACCAAACCCAATTTGTTTGATTTATTGTTAAATCCGCTAATCTAATTGTTCTAACCCAACTGTCTTGAGCTGGATTTAGTTTTACAGTTCCACTGTATGATATTACGTGGAAAGGGTTAACATTTTCTACTTTAGTTGCAAAAAGTTGATTTAACCAAGGAACCGATTCATAATTTAAAAGTATACCATCGCCAACTTTTCTTACATTACTATCTACTAAAGCATAATTTGAACTTAAATCAATTGTGCTATCTGGAGCATTTGTTGCGGGGCTTGGTCTTAGGTTCAAACTATTTCTTGTATTTTGAGTACATAGTTCAGTATTTTGTTCATCTATTCTTATTTTTGAATATTGATTATCAATTAAATCATAGTTTTTAAAGTCATCTACAAAAAATCCAGATTTAAATCTACTTAACCCATTGGCATCTTGAATTTGTAATGTGGATGTATTGAGTTCTAATAAACTTAATGAAGTTGTTCTTTCTAAATTTTCTATCCTATCCTCAAGTTTTCCAATATCTCGCATTGTGTATCGTCTATTATCATTTAGAGAAACCTGAGCATCTGCTGGATTATACAGATATGGTGGCAACGTAATAGTTGCAATTTCCATTACGTTGTTTGGATTGTTAGGTTCTTTTGGATCCGTACCTGGTGTTCCTTGAAGAAGGGTAAAAGTTCCAGTCTTATCTATATAAAGTTTATCAATTCTTCCCAAATAAAATTGATATCCTACTAAACCACTTTCGTCTGGTGCAACTATTAATTTTGGTTCTGTTCCAAATGATCTAGAAGAAAATTCAAAAGGTGATGATGTTGTCCCAGAAAATACACCAACTAGAGGTCTAAAATCTAGTGCATCAGATGCTCTGACATTATTGTTGCCTATTGATGGAATATCTTTTAAAAACCTTTCTTCAGAATAACTATTAACTGTAAAAATATCACCAGTATCTGATGATGCTACACTATAATGGTCAAATACAATTAATAATTGTCTTGCAGGTGGATTTTCTCCACTTTTTCTTACAATTTTAGAGTAATCATAATATTGTTCTTTTTGACCTTTATCTAAAGTAAACTTACTTGTAATATCACTATATTTTCCTAAACTTATTGATGCTATTGTTGTAATAATGTCAGACTCACTAAAGGTTACGGTTTCTCCAGCAACAAATTTTGAGGAATTTAAATATACTATTCCTAAATTATTACTAGATGGTTTTGATACAATTCTAGCAACTGCTTTACTTGTACTTCCTGTAATTTTTTCTCCAATAATAGCATTAGCATCTACATTAACAACTGCACTAAATGCCAATTGATCCAAACTAGGAGCAGTAGTATCTAGTGATTCATATACAGCAAGAACTGATACTACATCTGGATAATTCAGAGAAATTTCTTCATCTTGCACTCTCAATCCATAAAACTGATTATAAGTGAGTCCATCATTTGTTGTGGTGTTGATTCCAATACCAGATTCTGGATTTCTTGAATAAACTACATTGAGGGTTCTACTTCTAGTAAACTGCTTAATTTTGCTTTGAAGATTATTTTTGATAAATGTGGCATTTATCACTGATATCTGTTTGTTTGCTATACCAGAAAATGTCACTCTACTTGGATTTGACGTAATTAAAACTTTATCTGAAGTTAATGTTTCAATACTACCATCACTATATGCAATTGAATATCTTTCTTCATCAAATGCTGCAAAATTTATAACAGCAGAAGTAATACCAATATTAAAATTACCAACATCAACTGTTAAAGTATTTCCAGATACTGTAGGTGTAAACGATACATTATTTTGTGCTGTAAATGTTATATTTGAAGAATTTAAGTTAACTGATGAAATATTGTCATTTGGCAATCTTGCATATAAAAATCCTTGTTGATCATTTCTTATTCTTGCAAGACCGATAGAATATGGACCACTATATAAAGTTGCAATTCCTAAGGTGCCATCACAAATACCACTAACACTAGTTTCTGCTACAAGTGTTAGAGAAGTTAGAGAACTTGAAATTCCACTAACTCTATTATAAATTTCTGATGTTATACCTGGTCTTTGATATCTAATAATATCATCTGTTTTTATACCGGTAAAAGTTGATGGAGATGCTACCGTTGCAGTTGCTATTCCACCAGATCCGGGAGTAATTGTAATTATCTCCGGTCTTACAGATTTATCTAAAAGTGAATCCGCTATAAACGCTGTTGAGAATCCACTGATACTTGTTGGTTGAAAAACTGATTTAATATCATTTGCATTATAAATTTTTATTCCAGAAATAGATCTTGGATATAATTCAATACCATTGATTAAAATTTGCTCACCAATTACAAAACTTCCAGAGGTTTGTCTAATAGATATAACATTAGTTCCAGTTCCACCTGAAGAAATTGCATATCCAGAAGCTCCACTACTTTTACCCTTTATAAAAGAAGTCGCTGGCAATTCTACAGAAGAAACTGATTGATTTAAAGTAATTTCTGTAAATGTCTGAACATCATACAAATATAAATCCCATTGAGTTGGAGACCCAGTATATGCTGCATCAGTGACACTAAAGTTATAAACTCTTGCGACTCCAATTGTTGTTCCTGTTCCAGCTATGGTACTATTTTTTCTCCTGTTTTGAAGAAAAACTGCGCCCTTCAAAGAAGGAGCACCAGAAACATTATTAACTCTTAATATATTTCCCATTTGAAATGGGATACTTACCGAAGAAACAGTCTGAGTAGTTCTTGGTTTTTCCGCATCAATTACTTCTACACCCGTTTTTTCTACATCATATCCTTCAACATAGGCTTTACCTGGAGACAATTTTAAGCACATTAAATTATCACTAGGAATATTTCCTTGATCTGTTTTTTCTGTATCGAAATATAATCCATCATTGCCAATTCTATCATTCAAAGAATTGTTTAGTGAAAATTCAAATGGATCCACTACATAATTTCCAGATTCATCAAAAGTTCTTTTTGCAATCCAATCTCTAATTATGTTGTAAGATGATTGAACATCCATTTTTTGTATAGAACCATCTCTAATTCTTAATAATTCAACAAAATCAACATCATTAATATCATCTATAGATTTTTTAGTAAGAATTAAAGATATTTTAAATCTATCTGCACCCGGTGCCGCATAATTTGTAAATCCGCTTGCGTTATCATATAAATTCTCATCATCTTTTGCAGTAATAATTTCTTCTACAATCGATAAACCTACTCTATAAGTAGGCATATTTGTGTAGTAGTCTAATACTAAAGTTTGTTTTGCTACCCTTACAAAAGTGCCCCTAACAAAATAGACACCTTCTCCAATAGATGCTGCAGATCCTATTGAAGTCGCATCTGAAACAATTGTAGTTGTAAATGGAACTCCAGACCCTATGGATCCAACTGCTTCTTCTACATACAAGGATTCATCATCCTCAAAAGGAGAAATTAAATTATTAGCATCAGAATCTAGGTATTTTACATAAATGGTTGGATATTCAACTTCAGAATTAGTAGTTTGAACATATACAACCCTTGCAGTAATTCCAGAAACTTGTCCTACAATTGTTTTTCCAATAAAGTCTGAAAGATATGAAGTTATATCTACTCCGTATTGTGTTGGTTTAAGTTTTACTGCATTAAATTGATTATCATATGCGATATTTCCTGGAATAACTAATGATCCCTCTTTAAAAATATGACTACCAAATGATTCTACTTGATCTTGTAATATTGACTGTAATGTATTTAATTCTCTTGCCTGTATTGGCTTACCTGGATTAAATAATACTTTATAATAGTTTTTATCTCTAGCCCCACTAGTAGGTTCATTAAAATCATCAAAATAAGGACTTACATTTAAATTAGTTTTTTGAGCCATTTTTTAAAATTCCAGGATAATTTTAATGTCTTCTTTTTGTCTAGAATTTCTCGTTACAGTTGGTCTATTATCTATGTAAATTACATCACCAGACTTACTATTTATCTCAGGATCTGCCAATCCATTTGTAAAATTAACTCCAAGATTAATTATTTTAGTTCCAAGTGTTGTTGTAATTCCACTAAATCCACTATCAATTGTGGCATTAAATCCCCCACCAGATTTACTAATCTGAGCAGTAGAATTAAAGACAAGTTGAGTGCCAGTTGATCCAAAAAATGAAGACATTCCAACAAAATCTGCATTAGTTGATCCGCTACCACCATTGTAATAAATTGAACGATCTCTGTAATATTTTAAAACTTTTGTTTCTGTGTCATATGAAACAACATAACCATATGCTTTTCCACCACTTACAGTTTGTTCAATTTTGTCTCCTATGGAAACTGTTCCTGTAGGTGTGCCAGTAAATTTTATTGCATAAACTGAAGAAAATTCATTTCCACTAAAAATAGTTGTTCCAGTTCCAGTAGTACTAAAAACAAACGGATTTTTTATAATTCCAACCTGAGCGAATTTTGTATCGATTGGAAAGTCCTTTGTAGAGTCATCAAATCTTACATAAACTAGAACTTTATCTGCACCTAACTCTTGATATATATCATAACCATGTCCTTTTGAGGGTGGAATAATTGGTATTAAATTTGCATAAGATGCTGGAATATTTGTAGCTGTCGTTCCCAAATCAATTAGTGCATAAGTATAATTTTTCCCACCCGCAGTAATAACTACATCAGAAATCTTACCTTCAACATCAATATCAACAGAAACTTGCCCTCCACTACCATCACCAACTATATTGCATATTTTACCAGACTGTGTTGGATAACCATTTCCGGTACTTTTAATAAAAACTTGTTTTATTTGATTTTCATTTACTGTTGAATCACCATTTTCTCTAACAGCAGTTATTTGGGAATCTGTAGATGTTGCCCAGTCATTTGGAACTGTTATATATTCTGTCGAATCGAATTTAATAATATCACTTGGCGCAATTGTATATAAAAATTTCCAAACATATCCATCAGAAAGTTCAGTTGGCTCTAAATCAGTAAAAGTTGGTTCAATTTGAGAAGAATTTCCCGAGGTTTTAATTCCAGAAGATCCATTATTAAGACAAATATAAACTCTGTAATCTGAATTTAAAACATAAAAATTTGAATCATATAATCTTAATGCGCCAGAAGAAGACCTATTATCAAGGCTATAATCTGGTCGATACATATCATATTGTTGTCCAGAAGTCCAATCAATTCTTCTTATTACTCTTCTAAGATTGGCACTGGTTATCTTTTTTCCATATAAAATAGTAGACTTGTAATGATTTAGATAGTCATAATTATCTGTTGGGTTTGGTGGATTGGTATCCCAAGTGCTAGATCTTCCAAATCCACTAGATGGTGAAGATGGATTTGAGAGCCCTACAAAAACATAATATGAATTTGAAGAGTTTGCTACAGAATCTACCAAATTTGACGCATTCAATATTCTAAATTGATCCGTTACAAGTGCAGACATTTGGATATAGTTTTTTCTATATTTATACTAGGTTATAAAATCTTTTTTAGACCTCCTATATTACGCAATCCTGTTCCTCTTCTTTGTACTGTTGGATATGTAGAAAGTCCAGAAATCCTAAATCCAGTTAAACCAATTGCAATTGGACTAGATGCACGTTTGAATCCTGCTAGTCTTCCCCAAGAAATTTTTCCTGCAACAGGTCCTGTAGTATTCAGACCAGATATATTCGTTGTTGATAAAACATTACATGTTAATATTCCACTGCCAGCATTAAACGCACTTACATTATAAATGCAATCTGCAAAAGTTGTTCCTATTCCAATTCTTTCACTATCATTATTATAAATTGAAGTTACTCCTCGTCCAACATATGTATCAAAAATATATACTGGATTTCCTACATTTAGATTTGGGAATGGTGCCATTACAGGATCTAAAATAAATTGAATTGCTAATGGTGCTGTTCCAACACCTGGACAAGTTGAAATATTTCTTATAATTCCAGAAAATCCTTCAACAGTGGTTATTTCGGTAATAAATTCTTGTTTTGGAACTGGTCTTTCAACGATAATTCTTGGTGGATTTGTGGATGTATATCCAAGACCACTGAAAGATACAACAGGACCACTAACTGTCCCTGTAGAACTAACTACAGCAAACCCTATGGCTGTTGATCCAATACCAACTCCAACTTTTTTAGGTGCAGCAATTTCAAGTTGAACTGTTGTTCCTGCTGGTCCTAAAGCAAAATATCCACTACCTGCATTTGTTATTGTAATTCCACTAATTCTACCAGCAGCATTAACTGTTGCACTAGCTGCAGCTCCAACGGGATCATCTTCTCCAGAAATTATTAGTGCTGAGCATTGAAATTCATTAACATCAATATTTTCGTAATTGAAAAATTCTGCATTGTCCACCCACAATTCATTTGATGCTGTATCAAAATCTTTGATAATTCTTGCTGTTGGATAGATTTGTGGTTCTAAAGAATCTCGTGCCTTTGAAATAATTTTACCATCTATTATTTTGTCAGTATTTTGTTTTGTCCAAGAAATTGGTTTGGTATTTACAATATCAACTCCCTGATCAATATAAAGATCTGTTTGAATTTTATCCGAAAATAAAATTTCTGTTACAGTTCTTTCATTTTGTGTCGTTGTCACTCCAGATAAAGTATTATTTGAATATATTTGAACAATATCGCCATCTTTTACGGTTTCTCTTACATCAAATATTGCACTATCTACCGCACTTCCTTTGTAGAAAAATATTGCTATTTTGTCTTCAACTTTAGGAGGTTGTGTAAATTCTACACTACTTCCACCTTCAAAAACATATGCAACTTTTGGTTCTTGTAGTATGCCATTAATAAAAATAATTAATAGTGAATCAAAGTCAATCAATGCTGCATCTGGAGATTCTCCTGGCTCAATACTTACCAATTCATTGTTATAGTATAGTGGGAATCTTGTTCTGGTCCCATCCTGATAACTGGCAATGGAATCTATGTAATCCATCTCACCAAATTGCCAACACGAGAATGAATCCGAAAAAGTCTTCAAAATAGTTAACTGGAATTCTTTTATTGGTGATGCTAATCCTTTAGCAGTCACAAGTCCAACAGCTTTAACAACATCTCCTCTTTGGAATCCATATCCATTTCTTGCAACTTTAAAATTCTTCACTTCGAATAAATCTGATGATCCAACTCCAGTTGTTGAAGCTGCTCCAACTTCTAAATTTAACAGTAATCCAACTCCACAATCTGTTGTTGATCCCATACTTAATCTGGAAACTCCAATTACTTCAAGATTTTCATAATTTGGCGGTGGAATTCTAAATCTAGGAGCACTTGAACCAATAGAAGTATAACCAGATCCAGGATTAACTACAGTAAACGCTAGAGTACCACCTGCACCAACTGTTGCGGTTATTGTTGCACCTGATCCAACAGATGCGGATATTGCTATGGATACTGGCGATCTGTATCCAGAACCAATACTTAGAGTATACCAAGGAAATACCGTCCCAAATCCAAGAGAAGCAGATCCGACATATCTATGGGGTAGTGTGCTAGTACCAACGTTGGCAGTAAACCCTCTAGATGAAAGAATTCCTGTAACTTCGAATAAATATGCCCCGAATTTAGGTGATGGGAAATATGAAACTACACCTGCGCCAGATGGGCAAGTAAAAGCTAATCCTGCCAGTCTAACACGATCATTTCCAGATAATCCATGATCTGTGCTAGTTCTTATTGTAATTACACCAGTTTCATTATCGTAAGATGCAGTGCTAACTGCTACAGAAGCTCCTGTATAGGAAATACCAACAACACTTGTTATAGTTCCTCCAGTTCCAACTGTAGCTTTAACCTTTGCTCCTACTAAAGGTGCATAACCAAGTCCTGGAGTAGATCCGAGTGATACTATAATACCGCCTCTAGGGACTTGATTCAAGTTAATATCGGATGGTGAGGTTATGTATTCTCCTGTTCCAGCTGAAGTAATTCCTGCAAAAACAATACTACTAATTCCAACTTCAGAAGTAAATTCCGGATTAGTCGTAATACCAGCAGCAAATCCAGAATATTCATCTGGTCTGAGATAATATGGTGCAAATGGATCTTGAGTAAAAGTTGTGTTATCTATAATAGAATAATTATTTGCTGGATTGTTTTGTGTAGTGGGTGTTTGGAATATTCCATTAAGGATAACAATTCCATTAGATCCATCAGACCCTAATCCGGAAGTATTAATTCCATTTATAGTTAACGTATAAGTTCTTCCTATACCATTAAAAGTTTCTGATATATCATCGTATATGATATTTGTATTGTAATTTTTTCTTAAGAAGACTCTTGCATTAAAATATGCTCTAGCTTCTGGTAAATTATCGAGATCTGAAAATAATTGATCTTCCAAATTACCCTCTGGTTGTTCAGTAAACCAAATAGTATTTTTACTAATATTATAAGATCCTCTATAAAGGTTTACATTACTAAAATCTACATGACTTGTAATTGAACTACCAACAAATCCTCTGTCCACTTGTACGAGTGGGAAAGTCCCTGCAAAAGAAATTGGACCAGTAAGGTTGGTTGAAAGACCAAGATTTACCACTTTCATATATTCATCATCAATCTTCAATACGTCATTGATACGCATTGAACCTATACCACTCAATTTGAAAATTGTGGAAGCTGTTCCAATAGATCCGTAATTATCAAGAGTGTAATTTAATTTTGCATAAGATAGTGGAGACTGAATTATATTGTTAATTGAAATAATAGTTTTTTCATTTTTCTTCTCCATTTCTAATTCATGTGCATTTCCAGATCCTGTAGATGTAAATGTTATGGCAATTCCAGAATATGCATTCTCTAGTGTTGCTGCCAATCCAAATCTATCATTATCCAGTCTAATTGCCCATACAACTGGAGGCAATATAGTTGTAGTGAATCCTAAGTAATCAGTTGTTGCTCCAATACCTGGTGCAATTGCTGGAACTGAAATAAATGTGGAGTTAGGTCTATAATACAATTTTTCTGCAGTTTGGAAGAAGTGATTCGCAATAGAAAATGTTCCTGTTGATTGATTAAGAATTGTTGAATTAGCTGGATTAAACGTTTTCATAAATATTGGAGTTTCATTATAAAATGCTTCAAAATCAAGTCTATTAACTTCTTTATCATTAACTGCAAAAAATCTACTAATACCTACAGATTCGGAAACATTTTGATATGTTAAATTTTGAGATAAATTAATATAATCATTTTCGTCATAAAAAATCTGATTATAACTTAGTATTTCATAAGTTGTTGCAGTGCTAGTTCCGGAAAGATTTGTATCTGGATAAAAAATCAATGAAGCAATATTTCCATTTCTTCTTCCACCAAAAGTTCCAATTCCATTTGTACTTCCTGCAGATATAAATGGATATTGGTACGTATACATATCACTCAAATCTACCGTAGTCAATACTTGATGTAATGCACTTGTTGATCCGACACTTATCTTAATAATTGATTTTGAAGAAGAAAATATATCTGTATCATAAGAAAATACTGTGGACGCTGAAGAAACTCTTCTAAAACTTGATCCCAATGTAATAGTTCTTTCATCTCCATCTGGTTGACCATCTGATTTGAATCTATATGTTCCTATTCCAAGTGCCGTTGATCCAAATCCAACAATTTTTGATCTAATCGTAACTGAATTTGGAGAAGTATTTGTATATCTAAATGAGACAATACCACTCGATAACGATGCGGTAAATGTTCCTATGAATTGAGTGCTGCTATCTTCTTCAGTATCAAAATAAAATTCTCCTAAATTGGTATCAACTCCATTTGTATTATCTAAGAAAAATTCATAATAATTCATTTTATTGGTTATATTATCAATTAAATGAATTTGAGAAAATGCAGATCTTATTGTAGATTCTGGCTGGTTAATTAAAGTAAATGTGGATCCAGCTCCAACTGTTGATGTAATACCAGATAATGTAATAAATCCAATTGAAGTAGATCCAACACCAACATCTGAGGTTGGAAATTTTGTGTTTAATATTTTTATATCATATGTGCTATCATATGGATCATTTGGTACAAATTTCAAATAATGCTCATTTAGTTCATCAACTTCTCCATAAATTTCTCCTAATAAATTAGAAGTATATCCAACTTCTGTAGTAATTCCTGTAGATAATGATCCTCGTTCGAAAGAATATAGATTTGGTTCGCCAGTTATGCCAGCATTATCAGTTAATACAATAACTTCTGTTATTTGACTTGTTGAATCATCTTTTTTTCTAATTTGAATCAAATAGCAGTTAATTTTATCGGAGGGAACTATTGATGCAATTTTTGAAGATGTTGCAACTTCTTGATTTGTACTCGAAAACAGAGAACTAATATCATCAATACTCAAAACCCTATTGCTTTCTGCTGCCACATAGTTGGCTAATTTTTTAGTATCAAAAATTATAAATCTAGATGTGCTTTCTTCTATATTTGTATCAATATCTTTGACTGTATCGAAATTTGAAATAGTAGTGACATTTTCTAGATTTATGATATCATATAGAATTGATAGAAGCTCTTCAGTTGCAGTTGATCCGACACCAACATTACTAAAAATTTCAGTATCCGAGAAATTTTTTAATCCAACCGAGTGTAAAATATTATTAACGGGACTTACAATATCGGACCAAGTTTGCTTACTTTTTATACTATATGAAAGATTTTGATAATAGTCATTATTAGATATTACCTGAGTATCTTCACTAAGTTTTCCAATATTATCTGACCATCCTAACTTTTGTCTTGATGCATAATCAACACTGAAAATACCAGTTGAAGCATTAATATTATTAACTTTAGCTTTAGTTCCAGACTGAGATCCTCTTATATTATCATTTAATAAAATATCATAACTCCCAACAACTTTAATTGTACTTCCAGAATTTTCTGTAATTTTTAAATCCTGTAGTTCGTAAATTCCACTAGTATTTTCTACTTCCAAATATTCGCCAGTTATAAAAGGTGCATATGTTTGTACAACATTAAATTGTGGATAATTTTTATAATTTACTATAAATCCGTAAATATCTAAGGATGTTTTTGCTATACCTGGGTTTGTAGTTGTCCCCAATCCGACAACGCTAAACTTTAAGTTTCTTGGTAAAGAAGTTCCTGCATTTTCATAGTCAGTAATTGTAAAAAATTGATATCCATAATTTTCTGAATTAAATCCCTGCCCTTCAGTTCCATATTTCTCAATTCCTTCAACATAAATTTTATCTCCAACTTCAAATGGTTCTTCAGAAAATCCAGTTAAAGGTGTTACTAGTTGACAAGTAATTATTCCAGAGTTAGAGGAAGAAATTGAATTTATACCTACTCCATTAGTGTTGTTAATAGATTTTATTGTAACTATGGTAGCAGGTAAACCTTTTGGTGGGACTTCAACTGAAACAGATCTGATTGAATTTGCAAAAAACTCTGGGAATAAATATCCAGAATTTATTTTTTCTCCAGTAGTCGTATTTACAATGATTAAATTTGGAGATGCTGTGTAATTTTTTCCACCATTTAAAATATCAACCCTTTCTATTGTAAATAGATCATCTAAATTTAATAATTTTGAAACATTAGCTTCTGGTTTTAACGTTTTATCGGAAGCATACCCAAATCCTTCATTTAAAATTCTACTTTGATTGATTTTTCCAACTTTAGTTGAATTTGCAACAAGATATGCTCCAGTTCCATCATTAGATTCAATCGTGGAAAATATTGGTAATTTTTTATAGTTAAATCCTCCAGACAATATTTTTATTTTCGAAACTCCACCATTTGCGGTTAAGGAGTCTGTTTTATATTCTAATGTGTCGCATTCACTTATGTTATATGATGGTCTTTCTGGATTATTTTTTAAAGATAATGCAAATTGTGTAGACCCAATAGATGTAATTTGATAATCCCCAGTGTAATAACTATCAATAAAATTAATTTGAGAATAATTTTTAACAGAAACGTCTGCCGTGCTAATAAATCCAGTTCTACTCAAAGCATAATACAATTTTGTAGGTACATTTTCGTTGAAATTAATTTGCAATGAAGCATTTGTAGATATCCCTGCAGTTCCAATTCCTAATGTTGAAAAGATGCTAGTTCCGCCTGCAGAAACAAATCTATTTTTAAATCCAGGATCGTAGAATAATTGAAATTCATATCCATTTAAAGAAGAGTTTCTTAAATCAAATAAAAGATTATTGTTTTTAATTGCATTTAATGGTGGGTTAACTAAAGAAATACTCTGAGTCGTAGCTCCTGCGCTACCACCGCTAGTGATATTTACGGTGGTTGGTGGATTTGAAAAAACATCCTCCAAAGTTTCTGATAGTTTAATTCTATTGTTATCTACTTTGTAAACAAAATAAAACGTATTATTTGCCAATCCTCCCGCAGCAGTAGTTGCAGAATATCTTACCTTATCTCCTGTGTTTAAATTATGATTTGCTAATGTGAAAATATCATTTGTTGCATTAACAGATGCTGATCCAAACAGAATTGGATTTACTAAAATAAACCCAGAAAGAGTATCTCGTTGTATTCTTATGGAACCAGAAGTTCCTATTCCAACATTAATATTTGGTTTAACTGAAAGATGTATCCTATCACCAGTTGTTAAATTGTGAGAAGTTAATATTGATACAGTTGAAGTAATCTTTTGTACAGTTCCTACTACTTGAGTTGAAGTTGATTCAATCGAATATTCATAATCATCTGATCCATTATCATTAAAAAATAATCCGTTTGTGGATGTTGTTAAACCAACGCTAGTGACTATACCGATATAATCTACGGATTTTTTAATTACAAATGCAGTTCTAGCAATACCTGCTATTAATTGAAATGTAGTTGTAGGTATTCCAACTCCAGAACTTGTTACTGTGATAGATGAAGCACTTGATACTCTTCTTAAAACTACTCTTTCATTGGTTTCAAATGGATGATTTGGTAAATAAATTGACTGACTTGGGATTGATACTACATTATTAGTTGATAATCCAACATTGTAAAAAACAGTTGTAGCAGTTCCTGGTGTTGTTCCAATTCCAACAGATTGTTGGGGATTAAAATAAACTATTTTTTTATCAGTAGAATTAAAAGAAGCAACCGATTTATTAAATGTAAAAGTATCGGGATTAAAAGAAACTATTTTTCCTGCAGTATGAGAAGTTCCTGTTGTTCCTCTTTTAACTCTAAGAATATTTTGAGAATTAAAAATATTTAAAATTGAAAGTGTTTCTGTGCCAATTCCAATACTACTTCCTATCGAAAGATTTGAAGGCAAAGTAGATAAAACAATATCAGTAACGAATCCAGTAAATTGATATTCTGGTATCTCTTGAATAAGAACTGTTGTATATGAATTTATACCAACCTGATAAAATCCATTTAAAGAACTGAGTTCAGTTGAAAATCCTGATATACTTACGTAATCTAAATTTTTTAAATCATGTTTTGGTGATACTTTTACACTTACAGTATCATCATTATTCCAAGTAAATACTGCACCAGTATATGTTAAAGTGCTTGTTTCAATATTATTAATTGTTTCACCCTTAACTTGCGATACTTCTGCAATTAATCCCCCACCATCAGTATTACTATTATCAAATATAATGTTATCTCCAACTTTATAATTATCACCTGACGAAATAATTTCAATATTTTCTACTGGACCAGAAGTTACTGATTCGACAATAGTTGTTTGATTTACAATTTCATTTGATTCGGTTAAGAAATCATTATCTGCATATGGGTCTGAAACTTTATATGGAAATGTGTTTCTAATAAATCT